TATGAGCGTAGAAGCCATTCTAATGATGTTGGAAGGTGTGAAGTCTAGCGGCAAGAATAGGTGGATGGCACTTTGCCCAGTACATGGTGACAGATCGCCTAGCATGGGCATTAAGGAGTGTGAAGATGGTACGGTGCTAATGAACTGCTTTGCTTGTGGCGCTAATGGGGTAGAGATAGCAGAAGCTGCTGGGGTGAGTACCAGCGAGTTATTCCCACCTGACTCAAGCCGTCCTGCTGGGCCTAGTCGTGAGCAGAGAGCTACGATAGAAACAGACAAGGTTGTCATGCTGATATACGAGGCTGATAAGCGTGGTGGTAGAGAGCAATCACTGGCTGATTACCGTAGGTACAAACTAGCTACAGAGCGCCATGCTGCGATGACCAGTAAATAAGTAAACAAAAGTGTTGACGAAGTAAACAGAAGTGTTGTATAATAGTTGCAAGTTAAGTAACTAATCAAATAAAGGTGAATAACATGAAAACATACGAACTTATCAAGGCGCTAACATTTGGAAGTGGACGGGAAGGGTTTCTTAAATACATTGTAGAGCCTGATCCTAAGAGAGAAGGTTTGTATAAGTCTAGTGTTATCCAGATCGTAGGCGGTGAAAGCAATAAATTTTCTCACCTTTACGGCAAATGCAACCAAAGCGAAATACAAAAGCTAATCGCTATATCAACCGAAGTATAATAATAAGGGGCTTCGGCCCCATAGGAGCATACTATGAATCTTTCAACACTGACCCACGTAGAAATTGATGGCATTTCAATGGCTGATTACCCAGACTTTGTAGACGCTTACATCGTGTACGCCGAAGACGGTAACGGTAACGAGCTAACGGAAGACCAGTTAATTGCGATTGGTAACGATCATCCAGACTTTGTACAGGAGATGGCACATGAACAAATCCCATTTTAAAGAGCGTTTAGCGCCAAGCAAGCTGGTTGAGAAGATCGACAAACGAGACAATGCCACAAGGATAGTTAGTTGCCTAGGTGTGGTAATTGGTATAGTGTGTTGGTTATGGTTCATAGATGGGATTCTAGGATGACTAACGAGCATTACCGCAGGACGCTATATTCACCAGAAGAGGCTAAAGAAGTTCTACGCAAGAACGAAGAAATGATGGACGCCAAGGGTAGGCAGATAACAGCCGCCCGTACTGGCGTTGATGATATTAAGAAAGCTAAATCATTAGGCATGACGCTAACAGCCTACATGACTATGATTAATTAACCATTATAGTGTTATAATAAGCTATTAAGTTAAGTCCACCCCATAGCGGAGACATATCATGCCAGCAGGCAGACCCACAAAGTACACGCCAGATCTAGTAGCTAAGGCCCAGAAGTATCTAGACGATGACACTGAGGCATTCCATAGTCATATAGGGCTTGCGTATCTATTAGGAATCTCTAATTCAACCTTCTATGAATGGATTACTCACGAAGATAAAGAGGAATTTTCGGATATCGCAGGGAAGGTATTACAAAGGCAGTATATAACGCTAGTGGTTAATGGGTTAAATAACACCGCTAACTCAGGTATCACTAAGCTAATGCTAGGTAAGCATGGCCTAAGCGACAAGGTAGATAACACAAGTTCAGACGGCTCAATGTCTGCACCTACCGTAATACAGCTAGTGGCTAAAGAATTTGGTGGACTGTAGTGTCTAAAGTAGACATAGAGCTACCACCTAAGCTAGTACCTATCTTTGAAGGTCAGGCAAGATACCGAGCAGCCTATGGAGGCAGGGGCGGAGCAAAAAGCCGTGCCTTTGCCATGATGACTGCTGTTTGGGGATTCAAGTTTGGTAGGAGTGGTAAGACAGGCCAGATCCTATGCTTACGCCAGTACATGAACAGTCTAAGTGAAAGCTCATTCGCAGAGATTAAGAGCGCAATACAAGCAGTGCCATTCCTTGACGACTACTACGAGTGTGGCGACCATTATATCCGCAGTAAGGATGGACGAATCAACTACAGCTTTGCAGGCTTAACACGCAACATAGACAGCATTAAGTCAAAGGCCCGTATCATACTGGCATTCATTGATGAGGCTGAGACTGTGAGCGAAGAAGCCTACATGAAGCTACTGCCATCCATTCGTGAAGAGAATTCAGAGTGCTGGGTGATATGGAATCCACAGTCTAAAGACTCAGCTACGCACAAGCGGTTCCGCATCAACAAGCCTGACGGCTGCAAGATTACCGCAATAAATTGGCAAGACAACCCGTGGATGCCACAAGTACTCACCAACCAGCGCATAGAAGACCTAGACCTACGTCCTGATACTTATGGTCATGTATGGGATGGTGACTTCTTAGAGTTTCCTGAAGGAGCATTCTGGCTACGCGAGATTAACACTGCACAGGCTGATGGCAGGGTAATGAAACAGCCAGTGGTGGAGTCACATCCAGTACACTGCTTTTTTGACATCGGATCTAGTGACGGTACTGCGATATGGGTGGTTCAAATCATCGGGAATGAGCATCGCTGTATCCACTTCTACGAGGCATGGAACGAATCATTTGCCCATTGTGTTAAGTGGCTCAAGAGCTTGGATCTAATCATAGACACCTGCTGGCTACCGCATGATGCTGACCATAAGCGTCAGGGCATTGAGTCAAAGAACCTTAGCCCTAAAGACATGATGAAGCGCCTACTGCCTGCTGTGACATTCCGCATAGTGCCAAGAGTGCAGGACTTGCTATGGGGCATTCAAGCTACTAGCGATATGTGGCCCTATATTCACATTGACCCAACAACCTGTAATGCTGGCCTAGAGCATCTTAAAGCGTATAGACGTAAATGGTCTAACAGTGAGGGAAGGTGGACGCACATCCCAGACAAGTCTGAGGGCCATTCAGAGGCTGCTGACGCATTACGACAGATGGCACAGGCATTCGCTGCTGGTGACTTAGGTAAGTCCAAGAGGAAGGATCGTAAGGCCATTAAACGAGGTATTAAAGGTTTAGTGTAATCGTGGTATAATCGGGCCATAACTATTGTGAGGTTTGCCATGAAAGCCAAGAAAGTCAAAAAGCCTGTTAAGAAGCCTACGAAGAAGCCAGCTAAGAAAGGCTATTTTCTCTAATGGCAAAGGCAAGAGCATTAGTTGAAGGTGTTAAGAAAGGCGCAGGTTTACTAGGTGATGGCTTTGACGAGCTATATCGGTACGCAGAGAATGCTTTTGACCCAAGGTATAATCTTGGTAGCAGGAAGATGGGTGAGGTGGCAAAGCCTGACACATCCGTTGTAGCGCCTGTAAGAGCAAAGGAACGTCTAGCCATTCAAGATCTTGAGGGTAGGCCGTACTTGTCTACAATGTCTGATCGTTCAGCAGCAGGTGGGATACTTGAGGGCATTGGTGGTAAGCCATTAGCTCACGGTGTTGACCTTACTGGTGGGCAGGACTACATGCTGTATAACCCAGATATGTGGGCTTCAGGTGATACTCCAACCAAGACCATGCTTAAAGCAGCTAAGGAATTAAAGGACAAATACGGTGTAGATCCACTGTTTATGCCTTGGCGAATGCCTCCATCTGGTGGTGACTTTGCCCACATGACAGGTCAGGCGATGCTGTCATTCAACGCAAAATACCTATCTAAGTCTGCTAAGAAAGAGCTAGACAAGAACATTAAGAAGATGATGCCTGATTGGGTAGGCATTGACAGCCCAGAAAGCCTAAAGCAATTCAGCCAAATATCTGATAAAAACCGTAAAGACCTGCTGTTCCACATGGATAAAACCTACAGGAATCAAGGTGGTTTATCACTACCTCAAGCCAGACTTGCTGTGTCAGACCAAAGCCAAGTAAAGGGCATTGATTTTGGCTTCCAGAATGTTGGTGTAATTGACGTTGAGAAGGGCTTAAACCCTAAAGGCGGTAACGCTTCGTATCCTACCAGTGTCGGTGGTAAGTACCTAGGTACACTAGATCAGGGTGAGAACATACCAACACTGCTTGACCTTAATCCAGAGAGGCTTGGTAAGGCATTAAATAAGGATGGTACGTTTTCATCAGGCCCACCTACAGGCCCAGACTACTTAGCAGACAAAACAGGGCAGACTTACTCAGCTATTCTTAACCCATACGGTGGCATCATAGACGAGAAGCTATTACGCGACCTGTCAGATAAGGGCTTTAAGATTGACTCTAACGGCTACATGACAGCCGCAGCTACAGGTTTAGGCTTGTTAGGCATGTCTGCTAGTGATGATAGTGAGGCTGGTGTAGTAGGTGTTGTTAAGCGTCTAATTGAGGCAGGCTACCCAGAATCAACAGCGATGAAGATTGCTACTGGTGAGCTACCTATGGATAACGCTAGTCGTATGTCTAGGGCTGCAGAGCAAGGATTCACAGAAGAGGCTTACCACGCTGGAAGGTACGGTGGCAGAGGTGATACTTTATCATCGCAAGGCATTCTAAAAATAGACCCTAGAAGTAAGTCAGGCATGTTCCTAGCTGGCGACCCAGAAGTCTCTGCTAGTTATACTGGTAGGATGCAGGATGATGCCGTAACCTACCCTATGCTTGTTAACACTAAGGGCATGGAGAAGGTTGATGCTGAAGGTGAGCATTGGAATAACATATTTGACCCTGAAGTAATTGACCCTGAAGGGCAGCAGGTCATGGAGGTTCTTGATAGTATCGATGGCGAGTACAGCCAAGGCATACACAAGGACGACTACACTACTACAAATGCCCTAGCTGTTGGCGCTAAAGAAAGGATGGCTACAGGCACTGTTATAGATAATGTTATAGACGTTGGCCCTAACCAGCGCATGTTTAACAAGGTAGTGAAGGAAAATAACCCACAAGAATACCCACATGAGTGGATTCAAGACTACGAGCGTAGAGGCGGTAAGGTCATTGCTTTGCAGGATGGTACACAAGCTAGGGCTAAATTAGGCGCAGCTTTTGACCCAGATAACATTAACTCAACGAACATACTTGGATCTAATCCAGCAGCATTCTTAGGTGCAGGCATTCTTGGCTTAGGCGGTATGGCCTCTAGTGACGATAGCCATGCTTCAAACGTACCTCTAGATCAGTTATACTCTCCTAGCAGCTTAAATAAAGCTAAAGGTATCTTAGGTGATGTTGGATCTATTCAGGCTCCTATAAGCGGTAATGTCTCAAAGCTAGGATCTATGATGGGTGATTTCAACCGTAATATATCTGATGATGCTTTGCTTGGTATGATAGCTCCAGAGCTACCAGCAGAGTTAGTTAACAAGATGGCCTATGGAGATAAGCGTGGGCTGTTAGATTATATTAGAGCAGGACTAGGATTAATTTAATGGCTATTTCAACATACGCAGAGCTACAGGCTTCAATCGCTAACTTCTTAAACCGCGATGACCTAACGGCTACTATTCCAGACTTCATTGCCTTGGCAGAGTCGTCTATCAGTAACGAGGTACGCCACTGGCGTATGGAGACACGCTCTGAAACAACGGTGGATAGCCAGTTTACTGGGATACCTAGCGATTGGTTGGCTACTATTAGGTTTCATTTAGAGACTGACGGTACGACTGATCTACGATATCTATCACGCGCTGAAATACAGGCAATGAGAGCTAATCGGGATGACTCCACAGGTATCCCCAGCTTCTATGGACATAGCGCAGGTCAGTTTGAAGTCATGCCTACCCCAGATAGTGCGTATAGCTCAGTGTTGAACTACTACGCTAAGGTTCCTACGCTAACGGATAGTGCCACGACTAACTGGTTGTTAACGCATTACCCAGACGTTTACCTATACGGTGCTTTACTACACTCAGCACCTTACTTAAAAGAAGACCAACGCGCCCAAACATGGGCTGCTTTGTACACATCGGCTGTAGAGCGAGTTAATGACGCGAGCAGTAAATCAACAGCGTCTGGCTCTGGCCTACGCTTAAATATTAGGGCTTATTAACATGGCATTTACTACATTCCTACAAAATGAACTACTAGACCATGCGTTTCGTAATGCGGCTTATACAGCGCCTACGACTGTCTATGTCGGTCTTTACACTTCAGCTACTGGCGTTGGTGGTACAGGTACAGAAGTCTCAGGCGGCTCATATGCCCGTCAATCAATGGCTTTTGATGCTTCAGCCTCTGGCACTATGGATAATACCTCTGCTGTAGAGTTTCCAACGGCTTCGGCTAGCTGGGGTACGATTACCCATACGGCTGTATTGGATGCTTCTTCAGGCGGTAATATGCTTGCACAGACTGCTTTAACGGCTAGTAAGGCGATTGCTAGTGGTGACGTATTCCGATTCCAAGCTGGTGAATTCGACATAACCCTAGCTTAATAATGAATGGTTATGGTGCAGCTAATTTTGGCGTTAACATCTATGGGCAAGCTGCCTATGTAGACGCTATTGCAGCGATCAATGCCGCATCTTCTTTAGCGGCTGATGGTCAGCTAATCCAGCAAGGTGAGGCTGTCGTATCTGCTAGCTCTACGGTTGTAGCGTCAGGTCAGATAATCTACCAAGCATCTGCTAACCTAACGGCTGCTTCTACGGTTACGGCTACTGGGCAGATATGCGCTAATGCTAGTGCGTCAATAGTTGCGGCTAGTGCGACTGTTGCGGCTGGCACGATAGTATTGCAGGGTATTGCTGCCATTACTTCGGTATCTACAGCTTCTGCCGTTGGTGCGTTTATCTTGTCAGGAAGTGCCAGTGTTGATGCTTTATCTAGTATCGCGGCTAACGGATCTGCTAAAGTAGCTGGTTCAGCAGCCATTACCGCTGCATCTAGCATGACAGCAACAGGACGACTTAAATACATACCTATACCAGCAGACTCTGCTGTATGGGACGAACTACCTCTTGATAGTGCAGTCTGGGGAGCGTTACCAACTGATAGCGCCACATGGACTAATTTATAGTATAATGCAACCAGATCAACAAATAGGATAGAGCAATGGCAGACACAACTACAACTAACTATGGTTTAACTAAACCAGAAGTAGGCGCCTCAGAAGATACGTGGGGAACTAAAGTCAATACAGACATGGACTTAATCGACACGCAGATGAAAGCCTCTGCTGACGCTGTAGCTGCTACGGTTCTTGTCGCTAACGCTGCCTTGCCTAAAGCTGGTGGAGCCATGACAGGTGCTATCACTACTAACTCTACCTTTGATGGTCGAGATGTAGCTGCTGATGGTGTAACCGCAGACGCAGCACTCCCTAAAGCTGGCGGCACTATGACAGGCGATACGCTACATGGTGATAACGTCAAAGCTAAGTTTGGTACGGGTGGTGATTTAGAGCTTTACCATGATGGTAGTAACTCTTACATTAAGGACGTAGGAACAGGGACGCTTAATTTACAAGGTGCAACTCAGGTATTAATTGGTAGTGCAACTACTGGAGAAGTTGGATTACAGTTTGTAGAGAATGGTGCAGTTAACTTACGTCATAACAACGTAACCAAGTTTGCCACAACATCCACAGGCATAGATGTAACAGGTATCACAGTATCTGACGGATCATCTACTAACACAGCAGGCACATCAAACTTCGTAGCAGGTGTTAACGCAGGTAACTCCATTGTATCTGGTGGTAATTGGAATACTATGGTGGGCGATTATGCGGGTACTGCTCTCACTACGGGTGATAATAATACCGCTATAGGTTATGAGTCTTTAAAGGCTAACACTACTGCCAGCTCTAATACAGCACTAGGTAGAAAGGCACTGTTTACCAACACGACAGGCTCTAACAACTCTGCTGTAGGTGACTCTGCTCTATTAGCTAACACGACAGGCACTAACAACACTGCTGTGGGTAAAAATGCTTTATATACCAATACCACAGGCACACACAACGTAGCAGTAGGTTCTGATGCTTTACTTGATAACACTACGGGTATTCGCAATAATGCCATTGGTTACAATTCTTTAGGCAATAACACCACAGGTAACTATAACACTGCCAACGGCTACTATGCTTTAAATAACAACACCACTGGCAGTAGTAACACAGCAGTAGGTATGCAGGCATTGCAGGGTAATACAACTGCTGCTAATAATACTGCACTTGGCTACACAACACTTATAAGCAACACTACTGGAGGTAACAACACAGCGTCTGGTTACAAGGCTATGTTCTATAACCTCACAGGATCATCCAACTCAGCTTATGGAATAGAGGCTCTAAAAGCTAACACTACAGGTGCTAATAATACAGCGGTGGGAGCATACTCCTTAGACTCCAACACTACAGGTAACTACAACTCAGCCGTTGGTGTACATGCTTTAGGTGTTAACACCACAGGCTCCAGCAACACTGCTACAGGTAAGTCTGCTTTAGAATCCAACACCACAGGCTCCAGCAATAATGCGTTAGGTGTAAATGCAGGAAAAGGGATTACTACAGGTACTAGAAACATAGCTATCGG